GTAAGATAAAATTATATCATGGATGGGACGACGATATAGAAAAAGCAGAGATAACAATATTAAGAAGAGGAGATAAGTTTCATGTACCTATTGGATTGAAACATCGCATGTTTGCAATAGAGGATACAGAATTATTTGAGTTTAGTACAGAACATATGGATTCTGATTCAAATAGAATTATGCCTGGCGATTTGATATGATAGAAAAAATAACAGACATGTTATATGTTGAAAGAAATGTTCTTTCACAAGATCAGTGTGATGAGTTGATAAAATATTTTTGGGAAAGTAAAGATAAACATGATGATGGTAAAGTAGAACACTTTATCAATGGCGAATACAAGGGTAAGTTGGTAAACAAGGATCATAAAAATTGCACTCAATTTCAGTTTGAGCCTAATCACAAGTATGCAAACTTGATGACACAAGTAATTCAAGACGCATATATGAATTACAGAAAACAATTACCAATATTACCAGCAGCAGAACTTGCAATATTAGATTATACAATAAGAGTTTATCCTAAAGGTGAAGGATTATTTAAAACACACGTTGATCAAGGTGATGGGGCAACTATATCAAGGCTTTTTGGTTGCATCATCTATCTCAATGATGTAGAAGAAGGTGGAGAAACATTCTTTCCTCATTGGAATATTGGATGTAAATGTGAGAGAGGTAAAATATTATTATTTCCATGCAACTGGATATTTCCACATGGATCTAATGTGAATATATCAGATGAAAAGTATGTACTAACTGCTTTTATAAACTATAACTACGACATGCCAATGTATTCAAATACAGAAGCATAATTATGTGGATACCATGAGGTATCTGCACATGTGTATTCTTGATACTTACCTTCTAGATGTTTGGGGAAGGGGATTGTTTCAATCTCCGCCCCTTCTTTTTTGGCAATCATTTCTGCAACCTCATGGAATGAGATAGGATTGCCAGTCCCAACATCATAGATGCCGCTCCCTGCCGTATTATCTAGGACAACATCTACTACATCATTTACACATACAAAATCTCTAAAGGCATATTCAGAATCTTCAAAGATTTTAATTACCTTAGTTTCTTTAGCTTGTTTAGTGAACTTACTAATTGGACTTGCTTGATCTCCTTTATGTTCTTCTCCTTCTCCATATACATTAAAGTATCTAAATCCCTGTATTTGTTCAAATCTATCAATATTATCTAATACCCAGTAATCTACAGTTGCTTTTGATAGTGCATAGAAGTTTAGTGGATTGATAGTTCCCTTCAGATATCCGTATTCACTATGAATTTTACCATACACAGATGCAGATGAGGCATATTTAACTGGGATAGAATGTTCTATTGCTTTTTCAAACAGTGCAATAGAGAACTCTACATTGTACTTGTGAATTTTATTTACGTCTGTCTCTGTAGTGCTGGATATTGCTCCTTGATGTAATATGTAATCTACATTATCCCATCTATCATACTGATTCAAAAAATCAAAAGCATGTGATTGTTCTACTTGATATAAATTTTTACCTCCTATCTTATTTGCAAACGCTTTACCTATAAAACCGTTTGATCCTGTAAGAATAATATCGTGCATTATGATGGAAAATGTAATGGTATAAAGAATACTTGGACTAATCTATAAGTGTCACCCTCAAACCAGCCTGGTTTGTCGTATGATCCGTGGAGAATATTGTCAGGATACATGACCATTCTATTATATTTCATTTCTGATAAGTGTATCAACTCCCAAGGACCTACACTATCTGTCACTATCTCTTCTCTCCATATTCCTTCTTGATATGGATTAACTTGCATCCCTTTATATGTATAGAACCCAGTGCCACCCTGACATTCTTTTGGTTTATTGAGATAAATTACACCAGCCCACCCTCTTGTTTGATTTTCTATTGGAAAGTCTACATGTGGTGTAGTTTGTCTTATTGTTGATTGAGTTACATTTACTGAGAACGGAACGGCTTTGCATGCCTCATCAAAGGTATCAGATTCTTTCATAGTCAAACCATACACATTATCTGCTATTTGTTTCCATACCTCGTGCATATGATCAAGATTCATATTCATATCTACTCTAAGGCCAGGCAGTCCACCACACACTCTTGGATTGTTTGTGGGTGGACATCTAAGTGCGAGATTCCTCACCTTATCTGGATTTTTGTAAAAATTATCAACATAAACTATGGGAGTTTCTTGCCAACCCATTAATTCTACTCTTGCTCCTAACTCTTCACTGATTGCAAAGGTTTCTGCTTCATCAATAAAATACTTTTTCATATAACTAAATACTACGGAGAACTAATGTGGAGAGGTTGTGGCAAAACCCAGCAGTAAAGATGGATTAAAGGAATATGCTCTTAGGAAACTTGGAAAGCCAGTCCTAGAAATTAACGTTGATGATGATCAGATAGATGATCTTATTGACGATGCCATTCAATTATACCATGAGAGACATGGTGAGGGTATCGATAGAGTATTCCTAAAACATAAAATAACACAAGCAGAGAAAGATACTATGACTGGTATCGCTTCTACTACCACTGGAACCAGTACATTTGGTGGTGTAGGTTCTGCTGAATTTACAGAAAGTGCAAACTATCTTCCTTTACCTGATAGTATAATTTCTGTTCAGAAAGTATTTAAAATGGACTCATCAACCATATCAGCTGGTATGTTCAATCTTAAATATCAGATATTCCTTAATGATTTATACTACTACGGAGCGATTGATTTACTCAATTACGCTATGACAAAATCATATTTGGAAACTCTTGATTACATGCTCAATCCTGATGTTCAGATAAGATTTAATAAGAAAAATAGTAGACTATACTTGGATGTCAATATAAATGAACTCACTGATAATCACTTCTTAATTATAGACTGTTTCCGTGTGGTTGACCCACAGAGCGATACAAACGTATATAATGACCACTGGCTTAAGCAGTATACCACTTCACTTATCAAACGTCAATGGGGTCAGAACCTTATTAAGTTTACTGGGGTAAAATTGCCTGGCGGATTGGAACTTAACGGTAGACAAATATATGATGATGCTGTCATGGAGTTAGAGAAACTAGATGAGAAATTAATGCAAGAATATGCAATGCCACCACTAGACTTTGTTGGATAATGCCTTTATCACCCTTCTTTTTAAATGGATCTCCAAGTGAACAGAGACTAGTTCAAGACTTGGTGAACGAACACTTACAGTTGTTCGGTCAGGATATCCTATATCTGCCTAGAAAAATCATCAATCAGAATACAGTTATCAGAGAGATTACTGCTTCTAAGTTTGATGATAGTTTTAGATTGGAGGCATATCTAGTAAACACTGATGGTTTTGGAACCCCATCTGATGTACTGACTAAGTTTGGTGTCAGAGAACAGGATGAGGTGACTCTAGTTGTATCTAAAGAAAGATATGACGATTTTATCACTCCATTCATAAATCAGTTCCCAGAAGATTCAAGAGCAAGTGCAATCTCACCACAAGAAGGTGATCTGATTTACTTGCCTTTAGATAACGCTTTATTTGAAATCAAATACATTGAAAGAAAAGTACCATTCTACCAAGTGAATGAACTCTTCATGTATGAGTTTAGATGTGAAATCTTTGAGCCTGAAGATGAAGTTGTTGATTTACCAGATGGATTGACTGATAAGAATGGTGAAGATGTAGATGATGGTGTCATTACTCGTGGTAATATTATAACTTTACAACTAGACAAGGATGAAAATACAAATGCTTTAGCATATGTTTCACTTGCATCCACAGTTCCAGGCGTAAAATCTGTTCAACGTGTGCCACTATTCAATGACGGTAACTACTTGGGAACTCCAACAGTTCAGATATTTAAACCAAAACAGGGTAATCAAGCTACTGGAACTGTAACTATTGCAGAGGGTGGTATAGACATCATAACTCTAACAAGCAGTGGATCTAATTACCTTAGTGTTCCTACAGTAACATTTACCCCACCTAATCTAACCACATCATCACAGATTAAATTTGGCAATAATTCATTACATCATACCTTAGTCACAGATACGATTGGTGCTAACTTCCATTTTGCAACCAATGTAGATTCTAGAGATAGTGGCAATGGTAGACTATCATTAAGTTTCTGGTTGTATCCTACTAAGTTTGACCCAGCAGTCAATGGCGGAACAGTCATGTGGACTGATAGATTCAAGATATATTATAGAGAGACAGGTAATATAGTGTTTGCTTCTGGTTCTGGATCTATCGAGAACACAACACAACTTAATCTAAATGCTTGGAACTTCGTAAGAGTAGAACAATATAATACTGATGCAACCATATCTGTAAACGGAACAGTAAGTAATACTCTAAACACTGCAAACCCAATCATGTTCTTTGCAGGCGATCTTCTTAAGTTAGGTGCTGATACTGCTGGTGCTGGATTTATTCCTAGTCAAACTGCATCATTTGAAGGATTCTTGGATCATCTAACTATCAACTTAACTGGCGATAATGCACTAAGAAACACCACTGCCACTCAGGTTCCAACATCAGAAGTACAACAAGAAACCGATGCACAGACAAATAGTAACTCTTCATTCATCCGTAAAATGGATAGTGAGTTACCGCAAGTAGTTGCAACCACTGATGCAAACAGAATTGTAACAGGATTGACTATCAACTATGAAGGATGGGGATATACCTCAGTTCCTCTTATGACTATCGAATCTCCATCGTTGGGAACTCAGGCAACCGCTGTTGCTATTATGACAAGTAGAACTGGAGTTCCAAATCAATCTGTAGATAGAATACTTATTACAAATCCTGGCGCTGGATACACTGAATCACCAATGGTAACATTTAGTGGTGGTAGTCCTATTTCTGTGGCGATTGCTACTGCTGTTATATCAGACGCAGTGTTAGGCCCTATTGGAATTACGACTGGTGGTAGAGGATATACATTTACACCCACAGTTGGTATTACATCTGTGTACATACAACAATCAAATGAAACTATACCATTACTACAGAACGCACAAGCAGAGGCAGTTGTAAGTACGGCAGGTACAGTCAAAGAAATTAGATATAGTAATGCTGGTGCTGGTTACACTAACACAACTGCATATGTTGGTATTGAGTCAGTGACATCAAGTTTCTTTGGTGAGTTTGAAGTGGATGAACTGGTAACACAGGTATCTACAGGTACAAGTGCATATGTAGCTAACTGGAATACTGCAAATAATGTCCTCAAAGTCGTTGCAGCAAGTGGTGACTTTACTGTAGGTGAAACAATCGTTGGTGCAGCTGCAAGTTATAGAATCCTATCAGTAGGAGAGGATCTATCCTCAGATATACCTTTCGCTAGTAACGAGGTTCTGGAGACAGAAGCAGACGAGATTCTAGACTTCTCAGAAAGAAATCCGTTTGGGGAATTCTAAATACTTTCATAAGGTGGTAATATTATGCTAACAAATCATTTCTATCATGAGATCATTCGTAAGACAATCGTGTCTTTCGGAACCCTGTTTAATAACATTGAGATCCAACATACAGACAAGAGTGGCAAGACAATAAGTGTTGTCAAAGTGCCAGTGTCTTATGGACCTCAGCAGAAATTTTTAGCAAGAGTATCTCAGGGTAGAGAATATCAGGATGAGAGAAATATCGGAACTACACTCACCCTGCCAAGAATGTCATTTGAAGTCATAGGAATGAACTATGACTCAACTAGAAAAGTCTCTACTATGCAGACTTTTAAATCTACTAATAAGAAGACAAACAAAATGATCAAGGCTTTTATGCCTGTTCCATACAATATCAATATGCAACTTAGTATTTTATCTAAGTTAAACGAAGACGCAATACAAATACTAGAACAAATACTACCATACTTTCAACCAGCATTTAATTTAACAGTAGACTTAGTAGATGTAATTGGAGAAAAGAGAGATATGCCAATTACTCTAGAAGGTATACAAATGGAAGATAGTTATGAAGATGATTATCTCACAAGAAGAGCATTGATATACACACTTAACTTTGTATGTAAAACATATCTATTTGGTCCTATCAACAATAGTACTGATGGACTTATTAAGAAAGTTCAGACAGACTACTATACAGAGACAGAGAATCTTAAGATTGCATCCAGACAACAGAGATATACAGCTGTTCCTGTTGCAACTAAGGACTACAATAAAGATGATACTGCTAGGACAAATGAAGTAATCAAATCCGATATTACAGAGTTCTCTGTAAATAGTGCTACCCCATTTTCTAAAGGTGACTACATACAAATAGATGATGAGAAGATGTTGATCAGAGCCATTTCTGGAAACAGATTGACTGTGAGAAGAGGTGAGTTTGCTAGTTTAGTAATGGCACATGACATCAATATTCCTATTAATGTCATCAACACTCAGGACGATACTCAAGTAATTGATCAAGTTTTACAGAGTGGTGATGATTTTGGATTTGGTGAAACTCTTACAGATTTTGCTGATGGTCAACAATTTAGCACTAGTCAACAAAGGGATGCTGAGACATGATTGAAGATGAAACATTTGATGAAATAGATAACGCTCTAGACATAACGGATAGAGGCGCTGAGATCATGAAGAAAGAACCTTCTAAACCTACTAGGACTAGTCCTAAGAGTTTGGATAAGTCTAAGAAACCAGATGTAGATAAAGATTATGAATATAGTAGAGCTCAACTATACTCTTTAGTTGAGAAAGGACAGGAAGCAGTTGATGGTGCATTAGATGTTGCACAACAGTCTGATTCTGCAAGAGCATATGAAGTTGCTGGTCAACTTATCAAACACGTTGCAGATACAGCAGATAAACTCATAGACCTTCAAAAGAAAATGAAAGAGATTGATGAGGTAAATACTAAGCAGAACACTACAAATGTCACCAACAATTCTTTATTTGTGGGAAGCACTGCTGATCTACAGAAGATGCTTAAGAAAGTCAGTAAAGAGAATCAATGAAGACCTACCAACAATTTAACGAATCTTTAAAGGATTGGTATAATAAAGGTAGGAATGTTAGAATTCCTGATGAGGATAAAGCAACCTTTAAGACTTTAAGACAAGATGATCGTGCTCAACAGGGTAAGTTCATTAAACCAGAATCCAAAGGTAAAGCTGCAAGTAGATTGACTGATGATGATTTTGAAGGTGGAGCATTACCAAGAAATATGGGTCAACTTAAAGATTTCATACAAGGAAAGGGTGGTGCAACTTGGTCATTCACCAGAGGTATGAAAACTGGCCCAACTGCTTTGACTCGACAATCAATTGAACGTCCTTTAAAGAAGATTGGAAAATTAGCAAAAATGTTAAAAAAATGAAAAGTTTTAGATCCATAAACGAAGAAGGTAACTGGCAAAGACTGAACAAGTATGGTGCAACCTATAGCATCACTTTTCAGTTTAGAGGTCAGACTAAGATGCTTCAGATGTTCTTTCCCCAAAGAGCAAGACCATTGAAGAAGAATGTTCAATATGAATTAAATAAGATATATCCAGGCGGTAAAGTATTATACTTTGATGCTAGTGATAAAGATCCTACAAAACCTCTATTAGTAATTGACTCCTAATAAATTATGCCTAGTCATGAACAATACCTTGGAAATCCTAATCTAAAGAAAGCTAACGTTGCTCAGAACTTTACAAAGAAACAAGTTACTGAATTTCTAAAGTGTGCCCAAGATCCTGTGTATTTTGCACAGAAGTATGTGAAGATCATTAACTTGGATGAAGGTCTAGTACCATTCAAGATGTATGACT